TTGATTACAAAACAAGCAGGTTGACTGCGCGTTTTACTCAAAAGTCTATTCCTGATATTATCCCAGATACCTGGGTTCTTCAATATACTGCTGTAGTTGCCGATGAAGCCTGGGATTCTGGATCTGTAATAGCCGATGAAACCGGATCATTCTATATGCTAAAAAGATTTTCTCTTTCTCCTGTCAACGGTTGGTTCAAAATAGCGAAATTCTCTGCGTCTGGCGTAATTCAGTGGGTAAAAAATATTAACAAAATTGCTGGAGTTGGCACTTCATCTGGATATTCTGGGCAGCCAACTTTTTGTGTCACTCCTCAAAGTGTAATAATTGGATCATTTGGAAATGAGGGCAATTTATCAAGAATTATTTGTCTTGATGCCGTAACCGGCAGCCTAAAATGGGCAAAATCGCTAACGATTACAAGATCGAGCGGATATGATAGTTATCAAATTCAATCTATTTATAGCAATTCTGTTACGGGACATATCTATGTCTGTTATGGATACAATAAGTATTTTGCTAGTGAATACACACTTGGTTTTATTACAATTAGTGATACTGGTACACTTGTAAATTGTCTGGATCTTGGGACGGATGGAAGCAATGGATATAGCAATAATTTCACTGGAATATACACAAAATCGGATGGGTCCATTTTAATTGCCGCCAGAATTCAATCTGGCTATAGATCATTTGCGAGACAGGGAATTCTGGTTAGTGCAAATTCAGTTGGTAGCGCAATTAGTGGTTCATACAAAAGATTTGGAAATTCAACATATGAAATGCAATTTAATCAGGGATGCCTTCTAAGTAATGGGGTGTTCATTGTTAATGCACTATACTCAACTAACTCTGCGACAGCAATTTATGCAATTGATCCATCAACCGGCCAAATACAGGAATCAAAAAATTACGCAATTACAATCGGAACGGTTCATCAAATTAAAGAGCGAGTTGATGGAACAATTGCAGTTGCTGCATATAGATTTGGTGGAAATAGTGCGCAAAATAATCAGTGGACTACTGGCAATACACCGTCCTATGTTTCCAATTCGGTAAGCATTTATTCCTCCAATCTTTCCTCGCTTACGCAATTTAGGGAATCAGGGATTGAACTGTCTCCGTTTACTAACACTAACTTTGGATATGTCCAGGGAATCTCTTCAACAAAAGATAGGTATATCGGAGCCCCAATTGTCAGCAATGATAAATGGGCAATTACATCAATGAATCTCAATCCAGTGTATTACAGATACTCGTGTATTCAAAATTATCAATCAAGTGGGACTAATTCATACGCAAAATTTGCAAGTGCTACATCAACACTGCCATTAAGCACTTCTGCTGCGCCAACCCCTGCGGTTACAACTCCAACATATACAACATCCTCCAGAACTGTAACGCTAACAGATTACGCATCATCAATTACGCTTGCTGATGGGCTGCTAGGATTAACGTACTTCTCAGGCTCTGCTTCTTAATCTAAATGCCCGACCTTATTTCAAATCTTCAGAAAGCTGCGCCAAGCTCGGTAATCGAGCTTTTCGTACTTTCCCTGTCAAGCACTATTCACAATAGTTCTTTTGAATACAGATTTTATGATTCGACCCTGACCTATCCAGAGGAAAGTTTGTATTGGGCTGGCTATCCATATTCTGCCGCTCCAATTGTTGCGAGTGGATTCAGTTATTCCGGCGATGGTCAACTGCCAAGGCCGGTCCTGAAAATGTCAAATGTCATGGGGACGGTAACCACAATCCTGATGGGCCTTCCCGATGGGCTTGAGGGGGCGAAGATTACAAGAATCAGAACGTTGCTTCGCTATCTTGATGCAAAGAATTTTCCAGGCGGAACAAATCCATATGGCACGCCGGATCCAACAGCAGAAATGCCAAGGGAGATTTATTACATTGACAGAAAGGCTGACGAAAACTTTAGCTTTGTCGAGTACGAGCTTGCAACCGTAAATGATCTTCAGGGTGTGAGAATTCCCAAACGACAGTGCATTAGCAGTATTTGCCAGTGGGTTTACAAAAGCTCTGAGTGTGGATACACTGGTGGTCTTCCGACATGCGGTAAAACATTGAACGACTGTAAAACGCATTTTGGGCAGGATGCTCAACTTCCGTTTGGCGGCTTCCCCGGTGTTGGAACTTACGTTGGCTGATCCAGCATGAAATCCTATCTGCAAAAAGCACTGCTTCACGCGAAAGAGCAAGACCCGAAAGAGTCTTGTGGATTGATTGTGCTGATCAAGGGAAGAAAGCGATATTGGCCATGCAAGAACACAAGTAGCGAACCAGAGAGGTTTTTTGCACTAGACCCTCTTGATTTCGCCGCAGCAGAGGATGCCGGGGAGGTGGTCGCCATCGTTCATTCCCACCCTGTCACTTCGCCTTCGCCTACCCCTGCTGATCTGGCAGCCTGTGAGCGCTCAGGGCTCCGCTGGCTGATCGTGAACCCGAAGACCGAGGAATGGGGGGAATGCTCTCCCAGCGGCTACCAGCAGCCTCTCCTGGGCCGTGAATGGGTGTGGGGTGTGTCGGACTGCTGGAGCCTGGCGAGGGACTGGTACGGGGCTCAGGGAGTCGAGCTGCGGGACTGGGAACGCCCGAACAGCCCCGAGGATTTTGAAGCGGACCCGATGTTTGAGCGCTGTTGGACTGAGGCTGGATTTACAGAGGTGCCGCAGTCTGACATGCAGATTGGCGATGCAGTTTTTATGAGTATCGGAAATGATAAGTTGAATCATATTGGTGTTTACGTTGGCGATCAGATGATTCTGCATCACTTGAGAAATAGATTGAGTTCAAGAGATATTTACGGTGGATGGCTGCAAAAATGCACTGGATGGGTTGGTAGACTAAAGCATGTAGACTTCTCTTCATGTCAATGACAAAGATTCGAGTTTACGGAGATCTTGCGAAGTTTCTGAAAAAACGAGTTTTCTCGGCAGGGGTTTCCAGCGTTGCAGAGGCAGTGAGATTTCTTGTTGCTAACTTTCCAGCTGTTGAGCAGTATATTTCTGAAGGGACATATCGAATTTGCCTCGCTGATAGAGATATTGATGAAACTGAAATTGTGGCACCATCCGGTAGCCAAGAAATCAAGATTATTCCTGTAATTGCTGGTGCGGGTGGTGTTTTCAAGGCAATTGCAGGAGTTGTGTTAATTGGACTATCTTTTATTCCAGGCTTTCAGTTTCTTGGTGTGATTGGCGCTGGACTCCTGCTGAATGGAGTTGCTCAACTTCTCACCCCTGTCCAGAAACTTTCCAATACAAGAGAAGATCCAGGTGATCCACGAAAAAGCTACGGATTTTCCTCTGTCCAGAATACTTCTCGGCAAGGAACGCCAGTTCCCATTGTTTACGGAGAATGCTGGGTTGGCTCCGTTGTAATTAGCATGGGCATTGACCTTGATCAACAATCAAGCGGCGGTGGAATGTCTACAGTTCAGCAGGTAGTTTCATCGAAAGGCAAATGAAAAATATCTATGGGGCTGGTGGTAAGGGTGGCGGCTCAAAGCCAAAAACCCCAACAGAGCAGAGGGACAATCTGTTTTCAACTGCTTATCTGAATATTCTTGATCTGATTAGCGAAGGCGAAATCGAAGGCTTCAAGAATAGCAATAATTCGGTCTACCTCGACAATACTCCGCTTGTGGGATCAGACGGTTCCAGTAATTTTGAAAATATTACTGTGGACGGTCGCCCTGGAACGCAGGCTCAATCTTATATTCCTGGCTTTGATGATATTTCTAATGAAGTATCGGTTGGCGTTAAGGTAACTCAGGGCACTCCAATTGTCAGAACAGTTACTGATACCGCTGTCAATGCTGTAAAAGTTCTGGTCACGATACCAGCTCTTTTGCAACAGGAGAGCGATGGTGATATTGTCGGAACTAGCGTTCGATTCCAGATTGAAGTTCAATACAACGGCGGTGGATACTCGACTGCCATAGATGATACGATTAGAGGCAAAACTTCGCAGCCATATCAGAAGCAGTATTCTGTTAGCCTATCCGGTCAGTTTCCTGTTAATATTCGTGTAAAGCGAGTTACGGCTGATAGCGCAACGACAACATTAAGCAATGACACTGTTTGGACAAGTTACACAGAAGTTGTTTTTGCAAAAGCAAGCTACCCAAACAGCGCAGTTGTTGCTCTAAGAATTAGTTCCGAGCAATTCGACAACGTTCCGCAGCGAAGCTATCTAATTCGCGGAATCAAAGTAAGAATTCCAAACAACGGAACCGTGGATTCCGTAACAGGGGGAATTACATATTCTGGCGTTTGGTCGGGAACTTTTCGATCCGCCGTCTGGACAAATGATCCGGCATGGTGCCTGTGGGATCTGCTTACAAGTAAAAGATATGGCCTTGGCGATCATATTACTGAATCTCAACTTGATAAATGGTCGTTTTATGCTGCTTCTCAATATTGTTCTACCCTTGTCCCTGATGGCTTTGGCGGCTACGAGCCGCGATTCTCCTGCAATGTCAATATTCAGTCTGCTTCTGAAGCTTATGAAGTAATTCAGCAAATGTGCTCTGTGTTCAGGGCAATGCCTTATTGGGGCCAAGGTGCCATTGCGCTGAGTCAGGATCGCCTAGGAGATCCAGTGCATCTGTTCACAAATGCAAATGTTGAGGAAGGCAGATTCTCTTACTCGAACAGCAGCTTGAAAACGCGACCAAATGTTGCGGTCGTGCAATACATGGACCTTGACACCAGGGATGCTGGATATGAAATTGTTGAGGATCAGGCTCTTATTGCAAAGTATGGCGTTATTCGTCAAGATATTCAAGCATTCGCTTGCACATCAAGGGGGCAAGCGAACAGGCTTGGCAAGTGGTTGATCTATAGCGAAAATAACGAAAAAGATGTTTGCGCTTTTACTTCATCGCTTAGCGCTGGAGCATTGGTGCGACCTGGGGCGATTATCAAAATTGAAGATCAAATGAAAAATGGGTCGCGCAGGGGCGGGAGAATTGTTAGCGCAACGGTGAATTCAATTACAGTTGACGATGGCAGTCAGCTTGTGTTTGCCGCTGGTAACATGATTTCTGCGATCATGCCGGATGGATCTGTTGAGATCAAAACTGTATCGTCAATCAGCTACAACACTGTCAATGTCTTGACTCCGTTTTCTGTCGCCCCCAACGTCAACAGTGTTTGGGTTTACGAAACAACGCTGATTCCCTCTACGTTGTGGCGCGTGCTTAGAGTTGAAGAAGACGAACAGAGCGGTGGCATTAAATATAAGTTTAGCTGCGTTTCCTACAATCCAAGTAAGTATGACTATATTGAGCAAGGTCTTGCACTACAAAAACGAAAGATTGTTCACTATGGCGATCCACCGAATCCGCCTACCAATCTGAAAGCAACCGAGGTTTTTTATCAGTCAACAACCGGAACAGCTTTCAAGATTATTGTTTCTTGGGATTCTACGCTTGGCATCAATTCTTATCGCTTTGCTTGGCGATTGAACGATGATAACTGGGAGTCTCAGACAATCACTGGGAACTCCTACGAAATCTTGAATGCAAAACTTGGAACCTATCAATTTTCTGTTATTGCTATCAACTCTTTCCAAAAGGTTTCCAGAGCGGCAAATTTAACTTATGAAGCATTTGGCGATACGAGCATTCCGTCTACGCCAACCGGGTTGAACATTGTTTCCGTTGACGAAAATAATGTAAAAATTAGCTGGACTAAAGCGGTTGAAACCGGCGTGCTTAATGGTGGCTCTGTGCTCATTCGCCATAGCTCTGCCACTACTGGGGCGACTTGGGAGACAAGCCAGGAAATTACAACTCCAATTCCAGGCACGGAAACCGAGAGGCAGGTTCCGTATCTATCCGGTACATATTTGCTGAAGTTTGAAAACAAGGCTGGTTTTAGATCCGTCAGTGCTGCATCAGTAGCAAGTCCGGCAGCATCACAAGCTCCACACCTCCTTGTCAAGCAGTTTGCTGAGCAATTCGAGACGCCACCATTTTCCGGTATCTATACAAATATGGTTTACAGGCAAATCGAGAATAAGATTGAGCTTGTAAACGCCACAGCGATAGATTCTGTCACTCAATTGATTGATACGATTGGGTCCATAGATGGACTTGGCGGAATTCTGGCAACAGGAACGTATAACTTCAATGAAACGCTTAGCCTTCCTCTTGTCTCTATTGTCAATGCTCGTAGAACTTTAACAACTAACTCAAGAACTGTTTACACAACTATTGACGAATACACTTCCAAGATTGATACATGGAGTGCAATTTTCTCTAGCACAGAAGTTGCTGATCAAGTAAATGCAAAAGTTTACATCAGATATGCAACCACTCTGTCTGGTACGCCTGATTGGACTGATTGGCAGGAGTTTGTCAATAGCCGTTTTACTGGAAGATATTTTGAATTTAACCTAGTTGCAGAATCTTCTGACAATAGCCAGACTATCGGCGTTAGCGCAATTGATGTTGCTGTTGAGCTTCCGCAAAGGATAGAAGTGTCTGGAGTGCTAACGACTACAACCGCTCCATATAATGTAACATTTACCAATGCTTTCTATCAGGCCCCTAGTATTGCAATTACGGCCTATAACCTAGATCAAAGTGATCACTTTACAATTACAGGAATAACCGCAACCGGTTTTACTGTTACCTTCTTGCATGGAGGCACCGCACTTGTAAGAAGCTTTACTTATACCGCAACTGGATATGGTGGCTTGACCTAAGATTTGATTCTGGCTAGGATTGCTGCTACAGTTTCATCGTCAATCTAAAGGCAAATGGCACAGCACGATTACATCATTGACAATGCCAATGGTCTGTCATTTCGCAATGACGTCAACAATGCGCTTTCCGCAGTTGTTACGCATAACAGTGGTGCAACTGCGCCTACCACAACTTATGCTTTTCAGGTTTGGGCAGATACGACCAATGATTTACTGAAAATCAGGAACGCGGCAAACTCCGCTTGGATCACGATTGGGACGCTGAGTGCAATCAATCTCGGTCTAGCTCCTATTCAAAATCCTTCCTTTACGGGAACGACTGGATTGGTGCCGCCTGCCGGAACAACCGTTGAGAGGCCCGGAACCCCGACAACTGGAATCATTCGCTGGAATACGACTCTTACCCGCTGGGAGGGTTACAATGGAACCGCTTGGGTTGGCTTCACTGTCGCTTAATTCCAATGGCTGTTAAATCAAAGACTGGCACTTCCGCAACAAAGCTTGCCTACCGTCCTGGCAAGCCAAAAAAGACAAGGCAAGGCAATGGCACAAATAGTCTGCCTAGCCATGGTCGCAAAAAGAAGCACGGTCAAGGCTAGTGGTTATAGTGTTGCTGTGGAGTCAACGACACTTTTATGCCAGGCAACACTGAAACCATGATGATCGCATCCATTGTGGTTGCCGCTGGATCTGAGATCCTTGCTCTTCTTCCTTGTCGGTCAAATTCTTGGATTCAGCTTATTTTCACTGTGCTGAAAACTGTTTTTCCTCGCCGTCGCTGATCCATGTATAAGCCCGCCTACCGCTGTCTTGAAATTCAACAGCGAATCGCTAATTCTTGGAATTATCGCATTAAGGCGGGCACTAACTATGCTGATCTGACGAGTTATGAGGCTATTGCTCAAGTTTGGAATAAAGGGAGAACTGCGCTAAAGCACACACTTACCACCAATTGGCAAAATAGAATAATTACCGACGATCAGTCGCAGTGGCATTTCACCTTGTCAATGACGGATGCGGCTACGCTGGTCAGCAGTGAGGGTGAAATGTGGGATCTCATGTTGATTGACCCAAGTGGAAAGGAATTTTACATTATTCGCGGTCCAGTGTATTACATCCCAGGTTACACGGATGCGCCATGACTTACTCTCAAATCACATCGGCTAACTGTCCAGGGCAAGTTCCCTTGGTTGAAGTCGTAATTCCCGGCATTCAGGGAAGTGGCGGTGGAGGCGGAAGCGGAACAGTTACGTCAGTTGGACTTTCTGCGCCCACTGGATTCAGTGTTACCGGAACCCCTGTAACAGGTTCTGGAACATTAGGTCTTACCTTTGCTGCCGGCTACAGCCTGCCCACGACCGCAAGCCAGTCCAACTGGGACGCTGCAGCAACACTGGCCGGCACGGCGGTGCAGCCTGCAGGGCTGGCGTCAACCCTCGCCGGCTATGTCCAGACCGGTGACGCCAGGCTGAGCGACGCCAGGACGCCACTGGCCCACACGCAGCCGGCAAGCTCAATCACGGGCCTTGCGACCGTCGCCACCTCGGGCGCCTATGGCGACCTCTCGGGGCGTCCGTCGTTGGGCAATGCCGCCAGCCGGAACGTGGGCACCACGGCCGGCACCGTGGCCGCAGGCGATGACTCAAGGTTTGCCGAGCTGAAGGCCCGCCTCGATGCGTTCCGCGATGCAGCGACGTTCTGGGTCAGCAAGCGAGCGACCGCCAGCGACAGCAACAACGGCACCAGCGACGGCGAGCCGTTTTTGACGATCGGCGCAGCGGTCGCAGCGGCGAATGCCTATGTCACGGCCAACCCTGGCGCCTTCGCCAAGATCCTGGTTGGCCCGGGTGAGTACGTCGAATCTGGCCTGCCGTTCCGGCTGAAGCCAAACATCCTGGCCCAGGGTTCGCTGCAGCGCGGGACTGTCGTGAAGCCAGCGGCCGGCGAGGAGCTGAACGGCTTCTTTGCCTTGGACTCTGGCTGCATGGTGGTGGACTTCCGGTTCTCCGGCCACCAGGCCACCGGCACGTCCGCGACTGATTCGAGCGTGGGACAGCGGGCCTGGGCGGTCCGGTTCAATGAGCAGGCGAACGGCGGCGCTGGGGTCTACCTGACGGCATCGCCCTATGTGAAGGACTGCGCGAGCATCACCGCAGAGGACGACGCGGGCGCGGCTGGCAGCACCAGCACCGGCGACACCGGCGGCGGGGTGGAAGTTGACGGGGCGAAGTGCAAGTCGGACAGCCCCATTCGCTCCATGGTGGTCTACGGGTTCACCCAGCAGAACCTGGGCGGCCCCGGCTGCGTCGTGAAGAACGACGCCTATGCCGAGCTGGTCAGCTTCTTCGGGCTGTTCGGCACCTGGCACGTTCAGGCGGAGAAGGGCGGGCAGGCAACGTTGAGCGGCGGCGGCTGCTCTGAGTTCGGCACCTATGGCCTGGTGGCCGATGGCTACTCGGCAACCGCGCTGTTCACCGGAACGCTCAGAGTTGCGGCGACAGCTGGTGCCGTCACGGTCGATGTGACCGGCATGACGGCCAACCGCCTGGGCACCAGCAGCCGCCCGGCGGCGGGCCAGATCATGCTGCTCGGCGGCGTGGCCTACGTGGTGCAGAGCGGCACGCCGATCAACTCCGGCGGCTCTGTGGTGGCCGATTCGGATCCGACCCGTGCGGGCTATCGGGTGGCCTTCTACAACCCAGCCGGCGCGGGCCTGGCCGCCAACGTGGCGCAGGGGGCAACGGCAGATTTCCGCCAGCGGTCGCAGATCAGCGCCGGCTGCCACAGCGCCAACTATGTGGGCAGCGGCACCAACTACTCGGCGCTCCCCTGGAATGGTGGGGTCCCAATCCGCGCCAATGAGGCGGTCGAGCGGAATCTCGGGCGGGTGTTCGGCCTGATCGTCAACGATGTTGGCGACGTGAGGATTGCCGGCGGTGCGTTCGCAGTCGATGGCACGACCGGCGCCGTCACGATCAACACCAGCCAGTTCAACCTGTCAGGCCTGAATGCGATCGGACCGTTCAGCAGGAATGGCGGGATCAGCACGGTCGGCGTGCAGCTCCAAGAAGTGAGCAACGATGCGTCGCTGCTGTCCTCGACTGGATCCAGCGATGGCAACACCGCGCCCACCCAGTTCGCGGTCCGCAGCTATGCCGATGGCCGCTTCCTGGCGGGGCTGACGGCCACTGCAGGCCAGCCGCTCAGCATCACGGACACCAGCAACCAGGACGCCAGCGGCTTCTGGACACGCTCGCGAAACATCGCGCTGAGCCTGAATGCACCGAACGGTCTGCTGCGGTTGAACGGCAGCGGCGTGATCGGATCGGGGCAGATGCCGACCACCGATTCGATGTCGGAAGGCAGCGTCAATCTGTGGTTCACCCAGGCCCGCGCACGGCAGGCGATCAGCGTCAGCGGCTCGCTCAGCTACAACGCCACCACGGGCGTCATCGGCTACACCGCGCCGACCCTGGCGACGGTGGCGGCCACCGGGGCCTATACGGACCTCAGCGGCCGGCCCACCCTCGGCACGGCTGCGGCCCTGAACACGGGGACCGCCGCCGGGAACGTCGTTGTCCTGGATGGCTCCGGCCGCCTGCCGGCTGTCGATGGCAGCCAGCTGACCGGACTCACCTCCGGCACCGTGACCAGCGTCAGCGGCACCGCGCCGATTGCCAGCACCGGCGGCAACACACCGACCATCTCGATCTCAGCGGCCACGACGTCAGCGGCCGGCTCGATGTCAGCGGCTGACAAGTCGAAGCTCGACGGGATCGCGGCCGGCGCCACGGCCAACGCCACCGATGCGCAGCTCAGGGATAGGAGCACGCACAC